CATTTCGGCGAAATGGAGCTCGCCACTCCGCGACGAAACGAGTTCTCGTCAAACTCATAGTAATAAACAAACTATGTGTCTCCGTATTTTAGGAGTGTGTGTATGATAACTACTACCACAACCCTCCCTGCTCCGGTTCAACAAACTTTTGATGACGTGCTTTTATCGGTCAGAACACCGAACCTTATTCACAAATTAGGTGCACTACCAAAACGCTTACCGGCTAAGGGTGGTAGAACTTTACGTATGGCGCGCTATGAAAGATTGCCGACAGCGCCAGTTCCATTGGGACCAAGCGGGCAAACCCCTCCAGCGACTCCACTAAATCGTGTCGATATTGATGCTACTATGTCATTTTATGGATTGTATGTTGCAATTAACCAACAGGTTACTTTGCAAAACCAAGATCCAGTTTTAAATGAAACAGCGCAGTTATTAGGTCTTTCTCTCCGTATGACAGAAGATCAATTAACACGTGATATGTTAGCGTCTACAGCCAGTATATATAATTGTACTGGGGGAACTAATGGTGATCTTCCTACAAATCTATCTTTGTCAGATATTGACCAAGTAACGTCTACATTGGCATCAAACGATGCGTGGATGATATTTAACACTATCGGCGGGGAAGATAAATTTGGAACAGGTCCTGTTCGTGATGCATATTTGGCATTAGGCCATACTGCATTGATTCCAGACTTGAACAATGTTAATGGTTTTATTGCTAAGTGGAACTATCCAAATAACAATGAAATATTGCAAAGTGAGTGGGGTTCAATCAATAACGTTCGCTTTATGCTTTCTTCAGTAGGATCTGTTTCTCCAAATGCATCTGCATTGGGTAATAACGTTTACAACGTTTTCATACAAGGTATGGAAGCGCTAGCGTGCGTAGAACAGGATAACTATTCTGCTCGATTCTTGTATCGACCACCAATGTTCTCGGATCCTTTATTCCAGAACGCAACAGTTGGTTATACCTTTGCTGAGGTTCCACGTATTCTCAATGATCTTTGGATAGTCAACACCCGTTGTACACTAAGTAACTAAGGAGAATACCATGTCAGTTGTTTTTTCAGGAACTAATCAAGGTAGATTCACCTCTAACGGTCAACCGACAACTATTCAACTTCCATCTGGTGTTGATTGGATGTGGGTTTATAACCAAACACAGCAATATGCTGCTGGTGCAGCACAAGGTGTTGAGTTTTATTGGCAACTTGGGATGACTCAAGGGCGCGGTACACAGTATACAAAGACTGCAAGTACTAATGCTCTCGCGGTATCACAAATTGCTGCAAATGCAGGATTCTATTTTGTAAATAGCACTGTAAATATCCCTGGGCCTTCATTGTCCCTTACGGGTATCACTTCTGGAACACCTCCAGTAGTCAACACTGCTAATACATCATCATTAAATCCTGGCTCTATTGTACGTATTTTCAACACAGTAGGTGCACAGCAATTGGGTGGTTTGGATTTCACTGTTGGAACAATTAGTGCAGGAGTAAGCTTTACTCTTGCATACATGCAGCCAATTGTGAGTGCTAACCCGGGTGCTGGTACATTCCGTGTTATTCCTTACAACCCTTACTTCTACCCACCTTTACGTTACATCACCAATATTTCACAAGCTAACCAAGCTATTGTGACATTGTCTGTAACGCATCAGTTTACGGTAGGACAATCAGTAAGGTTTGTTATACCTACGGTAAGTGCTACTGCATTTGGTATGACTCAATTAAATGGCGTAGAAGCTGCAATTGTTGCTATTAATCAAGCGGATGTTGATGGTTACACAAATACCATTACTGTTGATGTTAATACTTCAGGTTTCTCAGCATTTGCATTCCCACTTACAACCGATCCTGGATTCACTCCAGCACAGGTTATACCAGTTGGTGAATGGACTGCTGTTGCACTTCAATACGGTCAGAATATTCTGGGCGATGCTACTAACAATACAGGATACTTCGGTCTACAGCTTATGGCGGGAGCAAATTCTCCAGCTGGAAGCAGTGCTGACGTTATTTACTGGGTTGCTGGTAAATCATTCAGCGTAAATAATATGTAGATATATAAGGGAAAGAGCATCTTTGGGTGTTCTTTCCCATTACAACAAGGAAGATTATG